TCACCATTGTTGAACTTATTAAACATTGGTCCAAAATAAGCATTTATAAATCCTTCAAATGTTTCTTGATTTAATGCTTTACCTTTAAACTCTTGTTTAAAGTATTTTTTATTATTCTTGTTCTTAAAATCTTCTTTAATAGCTTTTAAAGCATCTTTTGACACTTTTATTCCAATGTTATTAAATAAAGAATATAATTCATTAATATATTCTTCTCCAGATAATTTTCTTAGATTTACAAAGTCATTATTTATTTTAGAGGCTTTAGTTTTGACTACTGTATCTTTATTGTCTTTGTTGATTAAGAATCCATTTTTATGACCAGTACTTACAAACTCAGTATTCCAATTATTAAATATTACATCTTTAGCACCATTTCTATTTGACTCTGTAACCTTAGTAATAATTTTACCATTATTTACTTCATATAGTACAGAATAAAGCTTAATCTTTTGTTTTTTGAACGTAGATATAAACTTGGTAATTATCTCTGGATTTTTAGCCCTTAATGAGTCTAATTTTGAATTAACTTCTTTTGCTATATAACTAACTTTAGCTAATTCTGAAAGTTCACTCATAATATCATCTGTAGCAACATTTGATAAGTTTTCCATTAAATAGTTAAAAACCTTACCAAAATCTTCCCTCTCAGTTAATCCAAATGCATTAGATATATATTTACCATTAGGTTTTACTTTTTTAATATCAGATAATGTTCTTTTGATTTGTGCAGATAAAGATTTCTCTGGATCTGTTTTATAGTTTTTTCCTTCTATAAATGATTCAGGCTTATCTTCTACATCTTCTAATGCTTCTTCATCTAGTAAATAAGCAGAATTAAAAGATAATCTGTTGTATTCCATTAAAACTTTATTGCCATATCCAATGAATTTAACACTACCATCATTATTTAATTGTTGTTCAAAATTATTAATAAAGAAATCAAGATTCTGAGCAATCTTAGCATTATTAGTTGCACCAATTGTTACGCCATTAGTATTAGCTTCTGATGTAGAAATATTTTGTGTTGTAAATCTATTAAATTTGTCTCTGGTATTTATTAATATTGATTTTACTTCACCTAATGCTTCTTTGGTTGTTGTTGGAGTATTTAATTCTCTTTTAGAATCAAGTCTTTGCAATAATATATTCAACATTGATTGAACCAATCCTGATTCTTTCTGAATATCATTTAAATTAGAGAATGAAGATAATGAAGTATTATTAAATTCTATACCATCAATAGGTTCATTTGCTTCATTTAAATTATCAATATCTAAATTAAAATCAATATTATTAAAATCTTCTATACTAAAAGTTTCATTTGTAGTTACAGTAGGAATCTCAGATATTAGTTCAGTTGATTGTTCTTCTACTACTTTATTATCATTAGATTGCTTTGGAGATTCCTGAGTTTGATTAAATTCGACATCTGATTTGATATTTTCATCAATAGTAATATTAGGTTGAGATACATAATATGGTTTTCCATCAGAACCAATCATTGGAATAACTCTGGTTTTAATACCAGATTTTGATAGAAAGTCTATGTAATTATCAGATACTTGTTCTAATTTACCATCTTTATATTCAAATCTTTTGAAATTATATATCTCACTATTACTAACAACCTGAATATTTTGATACATTTGATCTAATCTATTATTGAATTCTTTCAATAAAGATTCTTTAGAAGATTGTTGGTCAATTCCATTAAATGTAGTATAGTATTGTAATCCACCATTAGTCTTCTTAATTACTATTTGTTTATAACCTTTATTAGCAGGTAATGATATAACAACTCTACCAGATTTGTCTTTATAAGCAGCAAATACATTGTTGTTTAAATCTTCACCATTAGGATTAACTTTATCATCTAATCCTTTTGCAGATTCCCTAAGATTAAAATATTTACCTACTTCTTTATATACATTTTGATAAGTAAATCTAGGATCATCATTTGCATATGCTTCAAGAATAGCAAATACATTTTGTACATGATCATTATAAACTCCAGTAGGTTCTCCACTTGGAGTTATTTGTTCTGATAGTGGACTAACAGTTAATCTTGTACCAACTTCTTGACCATTAGCATTAGGTATAATTAAATATGGTAATCCAGGTGGTATTCTACCCATATTAACAGCTTCACCATTAGCAGTCATAATTGTATTTGACAATCCAGATACTCCAAATGATATTTTATCTCCATATATTGAATGACCACTAATCTTTAAATTATCAGATAATGATTTAGGTCTTTCAGTTTTATTAATCCAACCATTATCTTTACTTGTTACAGTAGAATATGATATTGATTGTTTATTCTTTTTATAAGCCTTAAACATTTTTTCACGTAAGGCTATAGTTTTCTCTTTAGCAGATGATTCTAAGTTAGTCCATTTGCCTTCTGATAAATCCCTTATTGCTACATATGGAGTTTTATTTGCTTCAAAATCTTCTACTGTAGATATATTGATTGGTAAATTTTCAATTGTTAATTTACCTTTATCTTTACCATCAATTACAACATGTTCTACTCCATTTTTAACTTTAATAAATTCTGTATTTACAGATAATATAACTTGTGAGTTTTCTTTAAATACATCTTCAGAAGCCATTTTAGCATCATACAAAGGCATTTTAATTAAATCACCATGACTATCATATTTATCTTTAAATCTTAAATTACCATTCTTGTCTCTATACTCAACAGATTCTTTAGCTTTAGTAGTTAATAAAACCCTGGGGTCTACTTCAAATAATCCAGTTCTATCACTACCATCATTCCTTGTTTCTAAATCATTTAATTCATCTTCTAATTCAGGAGTAATAATAGACTGATTATCAACTATAGGAGTTTCTTCAGTTATAGTTTGTTCTTCTGTCGTTAAAGGTATTGTATTGGTTAATACATTTGGCTGTGTATTTAATGCTGATAATTCAGAATCATATTTAGCATTGATTGCATCAACATCATTTTTGATATACATATCATACCAAGCTCCTTTATTAAGCCATCTATCACCAACTAAAACGCCTTGTAAATTGTTTCCATTAGAATTTGTTTTGAGCGCTTTTATTTTACCTAATGAAACAAATCTACTATTTGGATCAAAATATTCTTCTTCTGATGTTGCTCTTCTAAATAATTCAGTTCCCTTTTTTATATTAGAATCATGTAACATTTTATAAGGGTTAGCTATTTCAGCATTTCTTCTTTTCTCAATATTAGCTTTTTGGGCTTCAATATCTTCTGGTTGAGATTGTTTACTTAATTCTTCAATAGTTTCTGGATCTACGAGAGTAGAAGATTTATTACCTTCTTTCTTAATCATTGGTTTACCAGTTTTGGTATAAGATAATTCTCCAATGATTTCATTACCAGATTTAGTTTTAGCTTTGACTATTTTAGGTTCTTCTGTAATAGTAGAAAGCTTATTATCAATTTGTTTAAATAGTTCTTGTTTATGATTGTCATTAATAGTTTTCTTATTATCAGATTCAAGTTGAACTTTAGCAGTTTCTAATTCCTGCTTAGTCTGCATATTATTTACTTTATCTGATAACTTTCTAAAATTAGTTTCTTGTATAGTAGCAATTTTAGTCTTATCTTCCGATACTTGTAATTCAGCTTTCTTAGCTTCAATTACAGGTTTTAATTTATCATATACTACAGGATTATTCTTTGATATTTGAGATTCAAAAACTCTTAATTCACTTGTATTGTTAATCTTTTTTAATGCATCAGAATTAATTGCAAAATCAGATCTGTTATTTTCTGATTCTGATTCAGAAATTGCTGCTTGGACATCTTCTAATTTAAGATTATTAAATTTGTTAATTCTTTGTTGGGTCACAGCTTCTCTATAAACTTCAGATTTGATTTTGTTTCTGTTATATTTAATAATCTCATGTGAATCTCTTGGAGCTAATTTTTTAACATCAAATTTAGGATTTGTTTCTTTAATGGATTTTACAAGTGCATCATTTTCAGTTTTGATATTATTGATTTTTTCTTCAACATGAGATTTAATATTATCTTTTTCTTCTTTAGTTAAAGATTGTTCTTTTAATAATTCATTCTGAGCAGCTTTTAAACTTTGAATTGATATTAAATTTTCATAAACCTTTGAATGTTGAGCTTCTAATCCTGAATTATTTAATCTCTCAGACATGTACTGATTCATAACATCAACATCATCCTGATACATCTTATCTTCAAGTTGTGCTTTTACATAAGCAGATTTTAGTTGTTGATTTTGAAATCTTGGATCATTGGATAAGAAATTATCTTTCTCCTGAATAAATTTGTTTAATTCATTTGCTTTTTCAAGGCCAGACTTAACTTCTTCTTTATCTGCATCTGATAATTGTTCATTCTTTAATATATCTTCACTTGCAGATTGTATATTATTTATTAGACTATTTATACCTTTAATACCATCATTTTCATATGCATTAATAAATGCTTCTTTATGATTGTTATTCTGAATAGCCTTATATTCTGGTTTAGTAATAGTAGGATCTTCTGTAGATTTCTTAATTGTTTTATTAATATTTTTGAGAACTTTGCCACCATATCTTGCACCATAATCAAATACGATACCCATTAGACCACCTAGAAACTCAGATTCTTTAGCATCTTCTGTTTTCTGATAGTCTTTAATTCTTTGACCAACATCTTCTCCACCTAAAAATTGTTCACCAGTTTTTACTGAATGAGTAGCATCTACTTGAGCAAATCCTTGCCAACCTTCTTCAAATGTTTCTGATGCAGGTTGGAATATATGTTCTGCAATAGTCCCAACTTTAGATTCTTTAACTGCTTCTAATCCACCCTTAAGTTTTTCAAATGATTTTAATCCAACCATCCATTGAGCAACTTCTAATGGAGCTTTGATAGCATTTGCTTTATATACTAAAGATGCAGCTTCACCAGCCATCTCTCTTGCTGTATGATCTAATGAGCCATGTGTAATATCTTTAATGTGATCCATCTGTTGCTCAAGTTGAGACATTTTTTGTCTACGTCCAGCCTCTTTAACTGGATAATCTTCGTTAGATGGATTATATAAAGTTTGACTTAATTTTTCATATTCAGATTGCAATTGATCATATTCTGGTTTATATTGAGCTAATGATTTTTGTATTACATCTGGATCATTTAAGAAATTCTGATAGTTAGTTCTATAAGCATCTGTAGCTTCCACAGCTGCTTCAATCTTTGCAGAAGTCAAACCAGCAGTAAGTCCTGATATAGCATTGATTCCTTCTCCGATTTTATTAGTAGCCTGAGCAATTTCTTCTGCTGTTTTAGCTGCTTTTAATATTTTTGCTCCATATCCAGCAGATTTCATTATTCCAGAAGTTAATCCAGCTATTCCTATAGCCGGCAACATCATGGTCATACTTTGTCCAAAAGTATCTCCTTGTGAAGCCCACCAGGTTTTGTCTCCTAACTTCTGGCCAAGAGTTCCATTCTCTGCAACTTTTGATTTATAAATATGAAAAAACTTATCATTAACTCTTTCTTTTTTACCTCTAACCCATTTAGCAAATACATTATCAAAATCTCTTGAAGCCATATCATCTGTATTAAATAAGTCTTCAAAATCCAATAAATATCCTACTGATTCAATAGCTCCAAGAGTAGATTCAGTTGCAGCTTGTCCGAGAAATTTACCAATTAATTCTGCATTAGATTGTAGTCCAGCTCTTTTATATTGTAATTCATCTGGCTGCTCTACAACATCAGAGAAATTCAAATTCTTATCTCTTGAATATTCCCCAACACCATATTGACCAGCTTTAACAGGGCCAAATTGAGATCCTCTAATATTTTTAAATGGATTATTTGTTTGTAAAGGTTCAGTTAATCCAGTTTGTGGATTTATATTTTTTATATCAAATGGATTCATAAAATACTAGTTAATTTGATTCATTAAAGCAACAGAGTAATCTTCCAATTCTCCTATGTTTGCATTTGGTAATAAATTACCATTATTATCAAAATTATATTTATGTATTAATTCTAATGCTTCTTTTCTTGTTTTTGGAGTTTGTACATCAGAAGGAACAAATGAAGTTCTCTTAATTAGTTTAACTGCACCATTTTGATCTTGAGTAAAATCATAAGCTGAAATTAATTTACCATTACCGCCTTCATAAGAATAATCAGTTATACCAAATCCTTTAGCTGGAGAATTTTGATCTTTTCTTGAATTCATCTGTTGATTTAATCTTTCTATTGGCCTCATTTGATTCTTTATAGTTTGATCTGTAAACTCAATAGATTTGAATTTTTTATCTTTATAATCATAATAATTTGCTCTTAATCTTCCAGTTGATGGATTAAATGTAGATGCTTTAAAATCAGAGAATTTAAAATCACTTGGAAGACTTAACTCCTTATGTATTTTTTCAAATGGAACTTGTTTCATATTACCATTATCTTCTTTAACATATATATCAAAATTAATAGTTCCGCTATCAAGATTTTTATTTAATCTTTGTGTATTATAATAACCTTCAGTTGAAGTTTCTCCAAGTGGTATTAACTGTCCCTGTACTGCTGTTTCTCCCAAAGAAGCTTGAGTTGCAATTGCAAATTTATCTTTAGTTGACATTCCATCTAAATTAATACCATATTTTGTTTCAAATGTTTTTACAAAATCTTTAGCATCAGCAACAGTTGATTCTCCAGTAAGTTGTTTAGCAAGACCTAATGCTAATTTACTTTCTAAACTTGAAGCTTTACTATATAATCCGGTCAAATTCTTATATAATTGAGCAGCATGTAATACACCAGTTGGTTCAACTTCTGATATTAAGTTTGACACTGATTCTGGCATTTTAACATTCATTGCTTCAAATATAGAATTTAATACTGGAATCTTGTCTGAAATATTCCCCATAGTTTCAGACTCACTAGTTCTATACCCAGCATGTGCTTTAAATAAATCAGCTATTTTAGAATCTTTAAACTGAGGATTATCTAAATCAATATTATATTTTGTTATGTTATCAATTAATCCATTAATGCTCGATTGAGTTGATTTATCAATTATTGGATCTCCACTAACAGATCTTTGTAGTGAAAATGGAGTTTTACCACCAGATCCACTTTTACCATTAAGATTCTGAATATTTTTATCAACTTGATTAAATACAAATTGTGGAGAAGCTTGTTCAATTACTTTTTCTGCTTCAACCAATGCTCTTGGTTTCATAATTGGATTACCTTGTTTATCTTCACCAACTTGAACTTGTTCATTACTATACATGTGTTCAAAATATGGAGTTTGATTAAGCATAGATTGAGCCATAGATTCTTTTAAACTGTCTAATCTTGATTGACTTATTCCAGCAGATTTGTATCCTTTTAATAACTTATCCACATTGATTATACCAGCCTTAGCCAATCCAGCTTTTTCTGAATCCGTCCAATCTGATACTAAATTGTCAAATGAATTTGCTCTAACATTACTTAATTGTTTTTCAGCAAGAGCATACGTATCTGGTTTATATCCAAAATTTTGTTGGAATACTGATACGTCTCCAGTTTGTTGAGCTTTTAATAATTGCTCTTGTGGACTTAATGTGTTATTATTATATGTATAAAATGAATCAGGATTCCTTAATTTAGCTTCCTGTAACATTTTAGCCTGATTATTTTGTTCTGCTATATATTTATAAAATGGATTAGATCTTTCTTTAGCAATTTGTTTATATATATCATTTACAGCTAATCCATAATCTCCATTATAATGCTTTGAAACCATATCTTCAACATTTGTAGTAAAATCATTTACACGCTGTTGCAATATATCTGGAGCTTGAGTTTCCATACCACCAAACTGAGCTTCAGCTTGAGATAATTGCTGTCTTCCTGCATCATAACGCTGTTGCCTTTGTTGTAATAAATTTGCCCATTTATCAGCTTCAGAAGGATCATATGTTGGCTCATAAACCATATTAGCCTCATTTACTGGAGCTATATAGTTTTGCGTATATGGATTATAATTATTTCTATTTCTCATAATATTAATGCCTTGCAGTTATTTTCCTATTAGGAGTTTTCATACCTGAATAATATTTGAATTTTTCCCAATCAGTTAAATTATTTGGTATATCATAGCTCAAGTCCATGTTTGGTTGATATGCTTGAAGAAAATTATAATCATTTCTCATTTGTTGATTTTCTCCCATATATCCGGCAATTGATTGTCCAGTAGACTTAGCAAAATCACTCCAGATTCTATCATTCTGTCCACCATATTGAGATTCAATTCCCATTTTCATTTGTTGCTCTTGATTGCCTAACCTCATATTTTCTTCATCAGCTCTTGCTCTCATCTCAGCATTAGTAGTTGCTTCTCTTTGATATGAGTTCCCTAATAAACTACCAGATGTTCTTTGTGCATTTATTCTGGCTGAATTTGCTATATTAGCAGCTTCTGATGCACTTGTTGCATTCTTAGCAATATATCTACCACCAGAATCAGATAATGCTGCATTTGACCTAATATTAGTTCTTTCTCTACCTAAATCAATTTGTTGTGGATTTACCCTGCCTAAACTAATTCCAGATAACAAGCTATCCATTCTTCTTTTATTATTGTTTGCTAATAATCCAGAAGCTATAGCACTTGTTCCAATAGCAATTGCTGGCCCTAATACATTAGCTGTTGGTGAATAATTAAAACTATTATTAGTTTTTAAATCAGGAACTATATCATTAACAACAGTATTATCATTAAAATTTAATCCATTTTCATCAAATCCTTGTGAACTAAATTCATTTGGATTATAAAATGCATTATTTCCAAAATTAGAATAATCTGTATTAATTGGATTGTATGTACCAGAATTTTGTAAAAAATTACTATATCCATTAGTATCATTTGGTCCCCAATATACAGGCATACCATTACTATTATCAAATACATCCAGGAATCCACCATCAGCATGATGCCATTTTGCAGCATTTTTTGCAAAGTTTGCCATCTGTCTTACATGAGGGTCTTTACTATGTAAAGCTTCTTCTGTAGTTTTACCAGTACGTTTTTTATATTCAGTAAATCTACCTTCGTGCGACTTTTTTATATGTATTGAACCACCATTGCCATATTCTTGATTTGCAAATTGCGAATCATCTTCATCCTGATCATTTGATTCTTTAGGCTTAACTGCTTCTTGTTTTAGCATTAATTGTTTCATTTCACGATTAAATGCTTCATCAGTCATGGAATCTTCTCCAGGTTTTCTATTTTTATAGTATTTAGCCTTGATTCGTTTGGCTTGTTCGCTAAATGTTATCTTATTATTCATATTTTATAATGTAAGTCTATCGCTAAATATATATTCTTGTTTTGTCTCTGGATCAGTCCAAACTGTCTCATTATTCTCAACTTTGCCAACTGGTTCAGTATTGTTAATTACTGATGGATTTCCTAGCTGATCAACCATTATACCACCTTGAGATCCACTATGAGTCTGTCCACTATAAGTTCTTAGTTCACCACCATTGGCGTATTTAATTTGACCTCTATTATATAAATCAGTAATAAATTTCTTAGCTTGTATAGCTTTGTCTAATGGAATCTGAGTTGTTGGAATTAATCTATTTACTCCTTTATTATCAGTAGAAAAAAATGTTCTTGGTGAACTATTTAATGTTTCTTTAACAGCAGCTTCTTCAGGTGAAGTTGCTCCAGTTCTATTATAGATAAAGTTTTGAGTAGTAGGAGTCAAACTTCTATCTACTGCATTAAAATATTCTCCAAATGGATCTGAAGTTGTACCAAATGTTGCAGTTGCTAATTGATTAACTCTATTATATGGAATGCTTAAATTTCTATTTGGTTGTGTAACAGTTCCTACATTATTAGGCTGAATTGGATTTAGTCTACCACCACCTGCAAAATTACTTGTACCACCAAAATTATTACCTTGAAAGTTGTTGTTAGATAATCTTTGATTGGCCATATTAATCCTATTCCTAAATTGCATTTGCTGCATCTGTTTTTCTTCCTCACTAGCTTGCTCATCTTGCTGATAGTTATTCTGAACGAACCCTCCAGCAGCTCCACCTATAGAAGCCCCCATAGCTCCACCAGCAGGGCCACCTAATGCAGTACCTACAGCAGCTCCACCAATACTACCAATTGCTCCGGCATGTTCACTTAAAAAATCATTAATCTTACCATGAGATAATTTGTTTGCTATTAATCCAGCAGGTCCCATCATCATACTCATGCCATTATCCTTTAACCAATCACCGAATGCATATTGTGGAAGACGTTGTTTATACATGTTATTTATATTTAATGCAAATTTATATATTAGGTTATTATTTTACAAATATAATATCTATTCAAACCAATTATATTCGGTAAAGTTTACAATCAAATCTCTAAAGAAAACTCTGTAATTATCATATACAGTATGCCCTAATCCACCATCAAATCTACTATTTGTTCCAGTTTTAATTGTAACATATAAATGATCAGATAATATTCTTGAATTAGTATCTGCATAATCTCTTAATTTATTTGTTCTGTATTTTCCAAATTTTAATTTAGTATTACTGGAAAATCCAAGCCACCCAGAATCTTGAGTCTTAGTTTGGAATCTTATTGAACTCATAAAATCTACAGGTAGCATACCAGAATCAAACTGTTCTAATATAAATTCTATTACATTATATAGTACAATAGATTCATCTTTTGTTGATATTAAGAAGGTTATTTCACTTGGATATGATGCAAATGAAAATCTATTGTAATTTCCATCATTTAAAACCATTAGATCTTCTGAATTATTTAATACTAATTCATCATACAGATCTTCTCTGTTAATTTCAACTGAATCAAGTAATTGATCTGCATAAGTATATATTCCAGTAAACTGTTGTATTCTTTCATTATAAACTAAAGCATTCCAGGATGTATCATAGTAGAAAAATAATACTTCATCATATTTTCTATTATACATTACAAATCCATTTTCCCAATCTTTTACTCTTGTAAGACTATCTACATTCTTTGTGATAGATATTTTCTCTAATCCATCACCAAATCTTAATAGTTGTTTTCTAACACTATCTATGATATATAATCCCGTATTTGTAGTACATACATGTCTATCGCTACTTATACCATTTTTAATTGATATATAATCTCTTCTTGCTAATAAACCAATTTCTCCTACTATTAAAGTAGATCCATCTGTTGTGCTAGTAGATGCTTTCTCATTAGTAGAAACTACACCAAATGCATTCTGTTGAAAAAAGAATAATCTATCGTTAAATACTTTAAGCAATTTAATTTCTCCATATTGACCATCTACATCTATATAGTTTGATGGTTGGATTTTTAAGAATGAATCAGACTGTTCTCCTATAATTTTATTTTGAGAAGCAATAATTCTGGCATTAAATTCATTAGATGTGCTTGATATATCTTGTTTTGGATAATGTTTAAATAAGTCTTGTTTTCTTGAGTAAGTATTATTGTATAAATATAGATCAGTTTCTTGGGTAAACAATGTTGCGTCTCCATCATTCGGAAAATATGTTTCATAAACTCCACTATATTCATGTATTGCATATGATGAATTCTTTGTATATATTTTTGTAAAGAAATCATCACTTCTTAATGCAAGATTTATATTTGTTATTGCTGGAAATATTAGTATTTCAGGCATAGCCCATTTATTTTGATCATGTACATATCCAGTTGTTGTATTTTCACTTATCAATCTGAGGTACTCAAATAAGCCTAAATAAGCATCTCCATATACTTTTTTAGTAGTATTAGTAAATGAACTTAGTGGAATATATCCATTATTTTGTCTTGCCTCATATGATGCACCACCATATCTTGATGTAAAATTATCTACATATGTACAGCCCCAATATATTTTATCATATGCTGGAGTTACTCCAGCTTGTGCAATAATTTGACATCTACCTTTATTAGCATATCCAATAATCAGTACATCTGGATCTGTATATCCAGAATCATATTTGATAGAATAAGCTGTTCTGTGTAATGTATTAGAACCATCAAGGGAAACTTCTTCTTCAATATCAATATTATAATCTATATCATATTGATTTACAACTTCAGTTCTTGAAGAATCAGCATTAGTAGTCCAATCATATATTTTATAGACTAAAGCTTTATATTTATTAGTATATCCACCTTGAACATCTACAATGTCTCCATATTTAAATATTTTGAAATATTTATAATCATTTTTATCGCCAATACAATAATTTGGACTTACAAACTCTAAATTCTTACTAACATATGAAGACCCATCTTCATGATCATTTGAGTAATACTGTAAAAATACTGGTCTTAAATGCGTATCTGTAGATGAGGATTTGTGTAAAGTATTAAATAATCCCCAATATACACTTCTATCTGTATCAGTTATTGGAACATAAACTATTCTCCATTCATAAGCAGCTCCTGTATCTGGATCAGTAGGTATATTACTTACTGTAAATGATAAATTTTGTACTCTAAATCCTATTTGTTTACCACCATAATAAACAAACATATCTATATTATAGTCATAGTTATATTTGTAATCACAAATCCATTTTGGATAAGAATATTGACCACCTCTGGATCGTTTAAATTGTATTCCAAGCCTATATACTTCTTCTGGAATAAATGATTTATATCTCGAATCTATAATCGGATTGGAGTAATTGTCATAACTCTTTGTCGTAAAAGCAGATAATCCACTAGCTTTTTTAGCATACCATTTTATATTTTCATTTGAATAATCGGGATGCACTCCACCAGTATTTATTTGAGTAATTGTAATATTCAGTCCAGAAGCCCCCATTGTAGAACCATCGCTTTGATATTTATAAATATCAGTAAGATTTCTACTTATATCATTTGAAAATACAGCACAATCATGATCAGTTGGTACATCTTCATAATTAACAGATGAATTATCTATATCAATATGTGTTGAAAAATCTACATCATATATTCTTGCTATTGGTGTTGAGCTAAATCTATAAGCCCTTGCGTCCCAATATCCTCCAGGAGCAACTTCATCTATGTCAAAATATTCTTCTGTATAATTAGCTATAAATAAATGATTGTTTTTTATTTCAAGTTGTCCATTTATGCTATATAAATTATTTATTGCTATAAATTCCTCAGCAGATAATTCTAATATAGCATTGCCAGTATCATTTATAGTTAAACTATCTGTTGCAGAATTATCATATATTAGTTTTATTACTGGTAATGATACATCATCTATATAATGAATAGAATATACTTTAACTCTACTAAATGATGAATCTATTGAACTTATAGTAATATTAGTGCCTTTATCGGAATTTACATCAAATCCATACCCCTTATAGTCATAATCAGTAGATAAATTATCATTAGACTTTGTGAGATGAAATGGAAAACTTAATTCACTTAGTGCAGTTTCTGCTCCGATAGAATTAACTAATTTATATGCATAATATATTTTACCACATAATAAATTTCCACTTACAGTTTGATTGATTACTGGTATAGATAAATCAGAGTTTGGAGTAGCAATTAAATCAGAAGCAGAATAAGCACTTGGATCGTTTTTACCAGAAGTATATATTATATTTAAAGCTCTTAATGGCTCTCCTGCTGTAGTCCAATATATCTTAATTGTTTCACTACCTTCATAATATGATTTAACTTGAATTTTTTCATCAACATCAAAACCAAAATCTCCAGATATAATTTTATGACCAGTCCCAAATCCTGACCAATAATATTGATCTGGAACTAATGTAATAGCTCCTTCTCCATTTAATGGCAATGCAGATTCTTTAATTAAGCATAATATATCAGTAGTTGGATATGTAGTTTTTTTTACAAATAATATAATATTGTCAAGTATCTTGTGTATTTTAATAATGCTATATGTAGAAGTAGAATTTAATATAACATTAGGACCTTTAATATTAGTATATTGGCCAAGATTTAGTTCTTCTGCACTATTAGGGCGAAGATTCTTGGCCATATATAAATTATCATTGTCTCTAACATTAAATGCAGAATCTACATCTATACCCTTTCTGGGCCTGTATATATCTTTAGCCATGTATTGACGTTAAATTAATTCCTTCTCTATCTGAGTATCCTTTAAATCCAACTCTTTGTAAATTTGGATCTCTATGTAACCTATTAATCCTACTTCTTATTGCATCCCAATCATCTACTGAACCAATAGCAGTTTCACTTTTAGCAGAAGCCATATGAAACATAGATTGTTGTTTTACAATTTCAAATTTCTTATCAATGATTTCATCTCTCATCCACATACGTTCTGCTACCATTCTTTTAATATATGATACTACAGCACGTACAATCTTAAAATTATCTTCAATTAATGGAGAACCATCATTATCTATTGGAAATGATTTATATGCTAATTCTATTACCCCTGTTTTAAATCCAGTATATATAAATCCATTATTTACTTTATATGTTCTATGCTCCATTTTATAATCTTCATAAGATATTAAAGATAAATAAGCATCAGTGTTCTCTTGCGGAACTCCATCTACATATACAACAGAAGCCCCTGTTGTCTCAAAATTTAATGGTTTAATTGTTTCTCCAACTCTATCTGAATCGTAATAAATATCAGTCTCTTTAATCAATGGAAGTTTACTATAATAATCTCTGATTCCACTTTCAGTCATATCATATAAATCATAAGGCAATTCTGCTCTTGCATTTTCAACTGGAAGTATTGCAACCCTATCTACATAATGTGCTGGATTTCCAATTAAACTAATAGCTTCCCAAGCCCATTCTTTAGCTTCTTCCTCAGTAAAATCATTGAACCCACTTCTATGGGTTCTTTCTATAATATCTTGTATGTTTGTAAATTTACCAGTTGTTGCCATAATATTTTATTCTAAGTATCCAGAGATTCCATGTTGTTTAATAAACTTTGCTAAAATTTCTTTAGTAGTTCTTGTTGCTTTATATATATATGCTGTTTGGTTTTTAGCATTTGAAAATCTTTTATCCCAATAAAACCTTACACTATATCCATTTGTATCATCATTATGATGTAAAAATATTTTCTTATTAGGGATTAACTTAATTTCTTCATCTGTTTTATCTGGCCATTTTTCTCGCCAATAATCTAATGTCTTTTTCCAATTTGGAAGTATATGTCTTGTGACTAGTTTACCTTCTTTTAAGTAAGGTTTCTTCTTACGTTTTTGTATTCTTAAATATCCTAATCTATATGGCATCTTATATTCTAAAGCTTCATAAACTACAGCTTTCATGATGCGTTCATTGTATTCTTTTAAGAAAGCTACATATACTTTATATGTAACTGGAGTTTTAACTTGTGATTTATATTCTTTGTATAAATCTCTTAATCCAACATCTGCATTATTTTTGCCAGTAGTTCTTTTAAAAGCCATCAATTACTAGGATTTGCCATTTGTTTAGAAGTATCACTTGAATCATTAACATCATCTACTGGTTGAGTAGATTCAATTCTAAGTTTATTTTTAATTACAATTTGTTCAATATCATCAATCATATCTAATGCTACTGGATAATTTGAGTCATAATCAAATGCCCCACTTAGATTAGCATTCATAAATGTAAAATATTCAGTTGGTCTTTCAAATACTGCATCTACATCTATATATTTAACTCCTTTAAACAAATCTCTTTTTGTAACCAAATATAAATATCCATCTTCATAAAAACAGAATATATTCTTTTGATTAAATTTACCATTACCAGAATATATAGCTTGTTGTGGCGTTACTACTGTAAAATTGTTACTTAATACAGTAGCAGCACTAATACGTTTTACCATTGGCATGCCAGAAGATTTTTCCAATAGTTGAGGAATCTGTAATTTAGTTTTCATCAACACCTTATCTGATTGTATAATTACATTAGAGGCATTTACAGATTCTATTTCAAGAGATTCTATTGATTGTACAATTGCTTCTGGTAATTGAGTT